AAGAAGCTTTTATCTTGCAGTAAAGGAGGTGTAATATGGCTGATGCAATTTTGATGGCAGGAGGTACAGGCGGAGTATCATCAGATGATGTTACTGCCGGCAAGGCTCAAGTGCTGCAGGGCTATAAGACGGTCACTACTGATAGTGATGATGAAATTATCGAAGGCACGATGGTCAACCGTGGAAATGGAATGGATACTGTAGAGTTTTTAGATGCTTATTGGGAAAGTAAATATGTTGCTAGAATGGAACAAGGCTTTTATGCACAAGTAGACCAATGGAAACCCTATGTTGCCATACCTTATGCTGTTTTGGCAAACGGGATACACATTGATGCTAGTAAAATGCTGGATACACTTACAGTAGCAGGAGTAAGAGGCACAATACCTGTTAAAGGATATCATGGTCCTGATAGCAGTGAAATGTGGCTGTATCCGCAAGAAGGTGGCTATGTAGTAAGGATTGAAGAGGGATACTATCACAAAGGTGGAGAGTATAAGCCATATATTATTGCTCCAACAGCTTTGGTTAAAAGTGCAGTGAATTACCACCCCGAAAAGACCTTATCAGATACAACTACTTGTAATGAGCAAGGTCAAGTTAAAATGGTCAACACTCAGGACAGCAACTATAGAATCAATAAATCCGCTGCGTTTGGAATTGATAACTGGTCGGATGTAAACAATCCGGTGCTTTATATCGACCTACCGCATGGAAATGCATACTACAGTAGAAATGACGGGCATCCGCATGTCTGCATAGATGCAAATAATTTAGGAACCGCTCAGGCAGATTCGGTATTAGAATGGCAAACCGCCACAAGCCAATACGGTGTAAAATTTGCCGGAACAATTCCAAGATGGATTGCTAGTCATGGTGATGTAATCATTGCAAATTCCAGTCATTCTGGGCAGGGGTTTGCTTACGATTTGCCTAACGTAGGTAGATGTATAGTGGTCGGAATAAAAAATGGGGCTTTTATACAAGGAGCAAATTATGTAGCCTTGCCGTCCCCAAATTTGCAACCGTGGAATGTAAGGCAAAATGTTAATGTCAATGGTGTAGTTGGCACTATGGTTGATTATGGAGCAGGTGGATCGGTTTTTAATGGTGCCACCTTTGATGGTAGACTTGCATCAGGGGTGGCAAATAAGGGATTTATATTAAGAGGAATTGGCAGATATCTAAACCTGAAAAACAGTAGTAATGGATACAAAGGAATAGTAGATGGTGGACTAAAGCTTACAAATGGATATGGCTACAGTACTAGTTTTAAATCCGCACCTGATGTCGGATTTGTACTATCAAGGTCTATAAATCTTACTCCTTTTAGGCAACTGAAAGTTGGATTTAAATTTTTGATTTTTAGAGGGGATGGTACGTCTTCACAGCCTGCAAGAGTTACACTAGAGGTTGGTGTAACTCCGATAAGCCAGGCAGGAGGTGAGTCTTACAGCAATGAAAGCGATACGATTTTAAAGGATATGGGACAACGTTCTAATGAAATATTGTATTGGATGACATCTACTAGAGTGGGCGCAGGAAATCAAAGCGACCAAGCACAGCAGTATTTGACATTAGATGTTTCAGCAAGTCAAGGTCATCACTTTGTATACATTATGCTTGGGAATATTGAGCATGAGTACGCAAATGGTAGTGTATATGCTGAAGTAATAATTAACCATATAGAATTGATAAATTAAAAAGAGGTGAAAGAATGAGTAAATTGATATTGAAGGACAAGACAGAGATAGAACTCTCAACACACTACGGTGATACATTTGTCACTGTGATAGATAATTTTGCAAAGCTTGACGAGCTTAAGGACGAGTTGACTGATGCAAATACTGTAATCATGACAGTACAAAGTGATGGCAGTGAGGAGACTATAACAGGACTTAAATTGCAAGGTATCACAATCAATTTTATTAAAGATGCAATGGGAGCCATTACTCAGATACAGGCTTTACTCATGTTTAGGTCTATGGACAAGGTAGAACAGGTGGAGGCGACACTTACAGGTCGTATAGATGCCTTGTCAAACATGATGCTTGAACTGATGAACAGTGAAGAGGAGGAAGAAGACAATGAGTAAGAAGAAAATAAAAGTATATGTTAGATTCTATGCATCAAGGATTAAACACGGCCTTATGGCACTTGACGAAGTGCCGGAGAAGTACAGAACAGCAGTAGAAGAGTTTATGAATACAGATGAGTATCTGATGATGTAACTTGATAACAAAAAAAGATATTTTAATAACAGAAAGAGGGGAGTTGTTCCCTCTTTTTTAATTCGAGAAAGGAAAGAATATGATTAAAATAGGACAAGCAAGCAGAGACGAAAGAATGCGATACAGTGGCGGAATTGCAGGAGATCAGGATGGCAAAGAAGTTGCAATTAGGGAGTGGTATAACAGGCCTTGGAATAAGGTGCTTAGACCTAAAAATCCTGATAAGGCGGAAAAGATAGCAGTAGCCATGGAAAAAGCCTGTAAGAATAATAATATAGGATACGACCAAAATCAAAGAACCACTCTATATAGCCTTGCAAAGGTCAACGGCTGGAAGATAGAGGATGTAAAAACACCGTGTGAAACCGACTGCAGTGCCTTAGTGGCTGTATGCGTAAATTATGCTGGGATAAGTGTATCGGGAGATATTTATACAGGTAATGAGGCTAATGCACTTTTACGCACAGGAGAATTTGAACTGTTATCATCTCCTAAGTATTTAATATCAGATGAATACCTTAAAAGGGGGGATATACTTCTGTATGAGTTCCATCACACGGCTATAGCACTTGAAAATGGCAGAAAAGCAGAGAAGACTAAGTCTGTGCAGGTAGAGTATCCTCTTGGCTGGAATGTAGACAAAGACGGCCAGTGGTGGTATGCCGACACGCCACACAGTCGCATAGCAGGCAGGTGGGCATATATAGACGACAGGTGGTATGTATTCGACCAAAAAGGCTATATGATTAAGGGCTGGTTTAAGCAAGGTGACGACTGGTACTATATGAATCCTGCCGACGGAGCCATGCTCTCAGGACAGTGGATAAATGTAGATGAAATGTCTTTTTATCTTACGAAATCAGGAGTTATGGCAATAAATGCATATATAAAAGCGGATGGTAAGGATCTGTATTATTGGGTTGACGCTGATGGCAAGTATCAGAAAGAGTATGATACATCTAAGCCTGATTTGAAAAATTACGATTTAGCAGAGTAGAAAGGAAGGTTAAAATGAGAGCAAATATTTTGTATTCGATGATTGGAGCAGTAGGAGGATTTGTAGCAATGGCTTTCGGCGGATGGAGTGAGGCTTTAATCACTCTGATTGTATTTATGGCAGTAGATTATGTGACAGGTCTTGCAGTCGCAGGCATATTTAAGAAAAGCAAGAAAAGTGAGAATGGTGCGCTTGAGTCAAGAGCGGGATTTAAAGGTTTATGCCGCAAAGGCGTTGCACTACTTATAGTTTTAGTTGCTGTAAGGCTTGATGTGGTGATGAAAACCACATATATTAAGGATGCAGTTATTATAGCTTTTATAGCAAATGAATGCATTTCAATTATTGAAAACGCAGGCCTAATGGGTGTGCCTGTACCATCTGTGATTGCAAAGGCTATTGATGTATTGAGAAAAGATTCGGAAAAAGCTAATGGCAATCAAATTTAATAATGAATACTGTATATATATGTCGTACAATCAATCTATAGCCACAGGCAGGCTTTTAAATTAAATATTCAACTAAATCTATATCAAATAACATTAAATGCGATATTGATTAAAATAATAGCAAACTTTTATTTAAGAGTTTTATGTGGAACCGCCTCCTATGAATATATGGGAGGCTCTTTTTTATTGCAAAAATTACGCTTAAATGACCATATATATTATATCTATTATCTAATATCTAATCTCTAATCTCTGGTAAAGAAACCTAACAAGAAATCTTGTTAGAAATCTAACAGGAAACCTAACAAAATATTTTTGATGAAATAGCTCCAAACCCTTATATTTACTACATTTCAAGACAATAATAGTAATAGACACAATTATATCAAATTAAATTGAATATCTAATACATTGACCCAAATGACCTGACTTTTGACCCAAATTTGACCCGATTTTGACCCAAATGACCCTGTTTTGACCCAAATTTGACCCAATTGACCCAAATGACCCAGATTTGACCCGATTTTGACCCTGTTCAAATATAAAATGACCTAGATAAGCAAAAGTGGAGTTTAATCCAACAAGGATATAACTGATAAGAATTTATATAGCCATATTTAAAGCCTACAGCTTGCAGGAGGCATTTTACTGGTCTACCCTTACATTTATACCACTAAGCATAAAAAAGACTTAAAGAAGGCTTTAGATGAGTTATAAAAGTTTGTGATATTTGTTAAAAATCGCAGTACACAATAGAAAAATAATTTCCTGGAAAATACATAAATAAATTGACTTACGGGTAGCCATATGTTAAGATAAAGATAGTTAAATAATATTTATTTAACGAATAGGTAGGCAAGACAGTACATTGTGCTGACCATGAAGAAAGGAGGTCCTATGGAGAGCATGGGAATGACTGACAAGCAGTTTAACGGTTTTATTAGACTTTTACTTGATGACATTAAAGAAGCCATTGAGGAAAAAGATGAGGCTAAGAAGCAGGAAAGACTTGAAAAAGTTGTAGACAATCTTCAGAAGACTATTGAGGATTAAAAAAGAAGCCCTATTCATGTAAGGCTTCTCAAGCAAGCAATCTGGAGGTGGTACTTGCCACTACCTCCGGATGCATAAGAATAATAGCACATAGTGCAATGTAAGGCAAGGGAAAGGAAGTGATTAAAGTAGAAGAGAAGAAAATGGGCAGACCAACGGACAACCCAAGAAATTTGAGGTTATCTCTAAGAATGACAGCTGACGAAATGAAAGAGATTGATGATTTAGCTAAAAAGCTATCAATGACTAAGACTAACATGGTATTGAAAGCAGTAGCACTACTTAGGGAGCAGACCGAAAATAAATAAAACATTTTATAAAATACTTGACTTATGAGTTCACAAAGTATACCATATAGTTATGGTACTCATAAGGGAGGTGATGAAGTATGAGTCCCAAAATAGGAAGACCTATAATTGGCAAGAAGAAGGATATTGATTTGAAAGTTCGTGTTGATAGGGAGACTAATGAAAAATTAGAACAATATGCGAAGGAGAATTCAATAACAAAGGCAGAGACTGCTAGAATTGCCATAAATAGGTTTCTAAATGAAACAAAATAAAAAACACCTTTAAACTGGTCAAGTTTTATAAAACACTTGACTTATTGAACCACAAAAAGTATAGTATAATTGTGGTTTAGAAAGCGAGGTGATTAAAATGAATCCACGCATTGGGCGTCCTAAGTTGGATAATCCCAAAACAGAGTCAATACATTTAAGGCTGTCCAAAGAGGATAGAGAAATAATTGATTGTTATTGTAAACAGGAGAATATTCCAAAAACTGAGGCTATCAGGAGAGGAATTAGAAAGTTAAAGGACGATATAAAAAAATAGAAACAGTCACTACACCGACCAAAGTACCGTGACTGTTTCACCCAAAACTCAAAACAAAAGAGGCTTTTTAAAGCTTCTTTAATGAATCGAGCTTCTGTAAATATAGTACTACAGAAAGCTCTTTTCGGCAAGCCAAAAAACGAAAGGAGTTTTTTTAATGGAAGAATTAAAGGTATTTAGCAACGAAGAGCTGGGGAATGTAAGGACCTTGGAGATTGACGGAGAGCCGTGGTTTGTTGGGAAAGATGTTGTAGATGCATTGGGATATGTTGATAGTTTTGGAGCATTGAAAAAACATGTGGATATTGAGGATAAGCAAAACTGTCAAAACAACAGTTTTAAAACGGCAAGAGGAATGACTATCATTAATGAAAGCGGCTTATACAGCCTTATCCTGTCAAGTAAGTTACCGAACGCCAAGAAGTTTAAAAGATGGGTAACTACCGAGGTACTCCCGGCAATCAGGAAAACTGGAAGCTATTCGGTGGGAAATCAGATAAGTCAATTATCAAATATTGAGGCACGGCTGAACAACATGGAGAAGCTGATACAGGATATGAAAAATGGTTCGGTTCTATCAGCTGAGATACAGGTACTGACAAAAAGTAAAAGTGCAAAGACAAAGCTACCACAAAGAGTTACAGCATTGGAAAACGATTGGTACGAAAAGAATAAAAAAAGGATATGGAAAGCATGTGAAGAGTATGAGGTTAGTCATAGTACGATATATCATTCAATATTAAAAAAGTGTTCAGAACAGTACGATTTGGAGCTGGCAAAGGAAATATACTATCAGGAAGTTGGAGGATATCCCAAATTCATGATGGATCTAGTGTCTTACTTCCCGGAATTGGAAGAAATAGCAGATAAGTTTTTATATTCGATAAGATGAGAGAAATTGTAAAGATGGAATATAAAGGAGCCGGAAAAAATGAATGAGTTGAAAATTTTTAAAAAAGAGGGGTTTGGAGAGGTTAGAACTTTAGATATTGACCGAGATCCATGGTTTGAAAAAGCTTGATTTTGTAGCTACAAAGTTGTATAATAATCGTAGCGACAAAGAAAGGAGGATAACAATATGTCGCCAGTAGAAAAAGGTTCCAAACTTACAGATAATCCTAAAGATACTATGCTTAGAGTTAGGATAGATAAAAAAACGGTTGAAAAACTAGAATTGATAGCACTTAAAACTGGGAAAAGTAAATCTAAAATTGTAAGAGACGGAATTGATGAACAATACAGTAAAATAAAATAGAGATTCGCCGCACGACCAAGCACTAACGAATCTCTACCCCCAAATAAGAGGTATAAATATTATAGCACTGTACCTCTAATTTAGGCAATCAAAAATTGTTAAATGGAGGTATTTTTTTATGGAAAAATTAGAAATATTTAGTAGTGATGATTTTGGAGAAATTAGAATAGTAGAAATAGAGGGAAAGCCGTTTTTCTGCGGTTCAGATGTGGCGAAAGCATTGGGATACAGCGAGCCACACAAGGCGGTTGCAAGGCATTGTAGAGATGACGGGATGAAACGTACCCCCATCGCTGATAGTCTAGGACGAGTACAGGAAACAGTGTTTATCCCCGAGGGAGATTTGTACCGTCTTATTGTGAGCAGTAAACTACCAACGGCAGAAAAGTTTGAACGATGGGTATTTGATGAAGTTCTACCCTCAATCCGTAAACACGGCGGTTATATCAGCGGACAGTCTGAAATGAGTCCGGAGGAGTTGATGGCAAAAGCCTTACAGGTAGCACAAAAGACACTTGAAGAACGAGAGGCAAGGATAAAAACATTGACAGCTCAAAATTCTGCATTGATAGTTGAAAAACAGATGTTACAACCCAAAGCGGATTATTTTGATGAATTAGTAGACAGAAATCTACTGACTAATTTTAGAGAAACGGCAAAGGAGTTAGGTATTGGGCAAAAGGATTTTGTGAACTTCCTTATTAGCAATAAGTATGTTTACAGGGATAAGCGTGGAAAGTTAATGCCATACTCAAATAAAGGTCAAGGATTGTTCGCGGTAAAGGAGAGTTACAACGAAAAAAGCCGATGGAGTGGGATTCAGACGCTCATAACACCACGAGGAAGAGAGACGTTTAGGCTATTATGTGCAGAGGCTTAAGGTAAAGCGATATAAAAGCAATATGAGGGTAATTTTAAATGATATTAAAAGAAATGGTATTAAAGGAGATTCAGGAAATGAAATATATCAAGGCAGTGAAAAGTATTGTAAATAGTATATCAGATGAGCAATTATCGCAGTATTTTAAGGATTATGTGGACAGCACGCAGTGTAAAGAGAGGCACACTGATATAGCCTGTGATGAGGCAGAGGCATATGACAGTATGGTATCTAGGATGTTCCCAAATGATATAAATGTCCAGAATAGGTTATACGATAAGATGATGGATGTATCGGTAGAGTATGAGGTATCAGGTTTTTTGGCAGGTTACAGGATGTGTTTAGAGCATCTAAAACAGGCTATTGCCTAATAGAGTATATTAAAAAATAATGGAATATTCCAAATAAATACTTGGATATGAGTAGCCATATGCTATAGTGTATATAGTAAAACAAAAATAATTAAAGCATAGTTTAGATATGGATAATTGTTATATGAAAGAGTTTCTCGAGAGACTAAAAAGCTTAGAAGAAAAAATGGAGGAAATATGTGAATAGAGGTGATATATGACATGGGATGAGATATGCAGGAATGCAGACGGGGCAATATTTGGAGAGCGTTCACTGAAGGTTAAGGATAATGCAAGGGAAAATGTTAGAGGTTTAATAATAGGACTTACTGGTATAGATGTGGAATGTGATGAGTGTCCTGAAGATGTAATAGAAATGCATTGCAATGATATGAATATATGGTTCGACAGTGAAGGAAGGATAGTAAATATAGGCTAATGAAAGCCTTAGTAAATATTAGGAGGATATAAAAATGTCAGATGTTAGATTTTCAGAAGAGCAGATGAAAGCTTTTAGTATGGAGGTAATTCCGGTTTTAGAGCAATTATTTGAAGTCGCCAGAAAAAATGGAGTTATTGGATCTATTAGAGTTTATTCAAGTGGTGATGGATATGTGAGCCTTGAAGGTGAAGGACTACCTGGATGGGAGCTGCGTAAATATAATGGTGAATATGAAATGTCATATAAAAGGGTTGTAGGTTTAGAGGTAGGTGCAACTGTTAGCAATATAGATAGATAATTATTGCTGCATAAGGTTTGTATTTTAATGCAGGTTACGATTTTATAGCCTGCATTTTTTGCCACCAATAATTAAGAAAATTCCAATAAATAAATTGGAAAATACTTGACACGAATATAGGTTATGTTATCGTATGCAGTGTAATAAAAAACAAATCATATTAAGGAGGGTAAAGATGGATAGAAACATATATAGAGATGGTTGGCATGATGCAAAGGAAGAAGGCCTATCATTCTATGTTGAAAATGGGAGGCTCATAAGGGGCACAATTGGAGAGGGTTCTAATTGCAGAACTGTTTATCCATACAGATATGACAAAAGGCAGAAATGTTATGTAAGAGTAGAGCCAAGTGCCAGGTACAGTGTTTTGGATACAGTGAGTTGGAAGTGATTATAACAGGGGTTTAAACAAAGGAGAAGGAATGATGGAAACAATATTTTATTCAATAAATGAAGGCACAGCACAAGTAGCAAATGATATTAACTCAATGAGAAGTTACAGAGCCGGGAGTGCTACTGAAAGTTATCAGGAGCAAGTTAGAAATGTGTATGAGATTGTAAAGGAGATTGGTGAAAAGAAGCCTAAACTTTATGAGAGAGCACAAGGAATGGCAGCAAGATACAGTAGGAAGTTGGCAGAGTATTATAACAGCTACTACAGAAATGAAGCAAGTTGCCCATCTGTGATGATATCCGGAGCCGGTAATTTTCCAGTAGGAAAAAAGAAGAAGCAGAATGCAAGGCGTGAGACATTGATAAATGAATGGAATTACCTTGAAAGCTATGCAAGAAAGATTGAAGGCCTATTAACTATGAGTCAGCCGATTTTGTCAAATGACGAACAAGCTATTGAGCTTCTTGAAGAGAAGTTGGAGGACTTAAAGGAAAGACAAGAACGCATGAAGGCTGTAAATAAAGCCGTAAAGAAGAAGGATATTGCAGAGGGTGATGAGGATTTAAGAGATATGGGGTATTCGGATGATGAAATAGAAGAACTAAGAAAGCCGGATTTCGCCGGAAGAGTTGGATTCCAAAGTTTTACATTGCAAAATAACAATGCAAATATAAAAAGAGTAGAGGCAAGGATAGAAAAGCTTAAGGCAGTAAAGGCTGATGGCAATAAGGAAGTAGAATGTGAGTTTTTTAGAGTTGTTGAAAATACGGACCTTATGAGGTTGCAACTTATCTTTGATGGAAAACCAAATGATGAGGTTAGATCTATTTTAAAGAAGCATGCGTTTAGGTGGTCTCCGAGCAATAAAAGTTGGCAAAGGCAACTTACAGATAATGCAAAGAGAGTATTGCCTGTAGTTGTAAAGGAGATAAATGCATTAGATAGTATCGCATAATGCGAGAAATGTAACATTGATATTGAACAGGGCTGTTTACACTAATGAATATAACAGTCCTGTATAGATAATAAGTAAGGGAATGTATATGGAAGGTAATAATATTACTATTGGTTTAGTTACACTTGATGTTAAGTCTATGGATGGGTGGAAAGAATTTCAAGATGGAAAAGATTTTACAGACTACTGTAATAGAGGAGATTATGTAAGTGAGGATGTATATGATTATTTCTTAAATATATTGCCACCTATAACAGCAATAAATGGATACTTACAGGCAGGTGGAGAGATAATGACAGCTTTTAATGAGAAGAAAAATAGGTATGAAGGAGTATATCTAACATTTGTTTCCACGAATATGAAAGGTATATATAGTTTTTGTGGATGCTGTTTCAAAGGTCAGATAGAGGATGTCAGAGTTTACAGAGGATATAGTTCTATAAATGATTTTTTATGTAGCACATATAGAAATAAATTTGGATTCTCAGATATCAGACCGGTTGTAAAGTGTAAAGACGGTTTTGAGTTTTCTGTGCAGGTAGGGTCAACCTATTATAGCAATCCTAGAATTGATGGAGATGACATATGTTATACATCTTGCGAGGTGGGGTATCCTACAAAAAAAGAAGACTTGCTTATACCATACATAGAAGAAGAGGACGCAGATCCTACAAAGACTATTTATCCATACACACCTGTAGAGGTGATAGATAAGGTGATTAAAAAGCATGGTGGATTTTATATAGCAGTATGTAAATAGATTTAAAACGCCTTGAAATATATTTGAAAAAAATGCATTTCAAGGCTAAATAAGACAGCGAAAGAATGAGGTTATATTTCATTGGTTAATAGTTCTAAGATAGAAAAGGCGATTGAATCATTAAGGATAGCTGAAAAGATAGCAAATGATTTTTATGATAAACCACTTGTAGTTACATACAGTGGCGGTAAAGACAGTGACGTTCTATTAGATTTAGCATTGAAGTCCGGGATAAAATTTGAAGTATCCCACAGCGTCACTACTGTGGATGCACCACAAACGAATAAGCATGTGAACAAAGTTTTTGCAAGGCTGAAGGAGCAAGGTATAACTACATATAAAAGGTTACCACGATTTAAAGGTGAACCTATAAATATGTTTGATTTAATTGTAAAAAAGGGTATTCCACCAACTAGGTTAGTTAGATATTGTTGTAGCATATTTAAGGAAAGCACAGAAAAAAATAGAGTAATAGCTCTAGGAGTAAGAGCGGCGGAATCAAGGAAAAGGCAAAATAGAGAAGTATTTTCAACATGGGGAAATGGTAATATGAGTAAAGCTAAATATTTTAGTAAAGAACATGTTGAAGAAGTTTTTAAGGATGCCAAAAACCAAGATGAAGTATGGGACTGTACCATTGTTACTACTGCCAGAAAAAACAAGACTATAATAGTTAATCCAATATATGAGTGGAGTGATATTGATATTTGGGATTATATTCGTGAGAATAATATTGTTTATAATGAATTATATGATATGGGTTATAAAAGAGTCGGCTGCATATTATGTCCTCTGGCAAAAAGAAGTGAAAAACAAAGAGATATGATTACTTTTCCTTCTTATAGAAAGCGATATATAAAAGCTTTTGAAAAAATGTTAGAAGTAAGAAAGCAAAAAGGTAAAGATGATACTACAGGTGCTTGGAAAGACGGAGAAGCTGTATTCCGATGGTGGATAGAGGATAAGAATGTAGAAGGTCAAATGTCTTTCGACTTTACAAATATAGATAAGGAGTAAGAATGAGAATATATTTATCCGGACCTATTACAAATGAAAAAAATTATCGTTTGAATTTTTTGAGAGCTGAAAATACAGTAAGGTCACATATTAAAGGTTCTGTGATAGTTAGTCCTATGAGGCTAGAAGACATTCTACCAAATGGAACACATAAAGAATTTATGGAATTATGTTATTCATTGGTTGGTATGTCAAATGTAATGGTAATGCTACCTGGTTGGGAGAAATCAAAAGGAGCAAGGAAAGAACGAACGTTGGCACTTGAAATGAAAATGCCAATATTTGAACTGGATGATATAGATAGCATCAAATCAATAAATAGAAGGATGAAAGTAGTATGAAGAAATGGACAGGTTGCTAAAGTGAGGTGGTGAGCGTGATTAAAGATTTAGCAAGGCAGA